AAGAAACCAAATGTTATTCATGAGAATATCATTTCATTTATTCAAGATTTTCCTAGAGAGTTTGGTCTTGACAAGTATATTGATTATGACTTACAATTTGATAAGGCATTCTTAGAACCACTCAAAGCAATACTTGATGCTATTGGTTGGAGTGTAGAAAAAACTGCAAATTTAGAATCATTTTTTATCTAATGGATTTACCTATTAACAACAAAGAACTTGGAACCATAGTTAGTGCATTGCACTTAGGTGGTGATACTGCGTTGTATCAGAAACTTAAGTTGGTCAAAGAAACCATAGATGAAAATCCTGGTGGCCCATACAAAAAGATACTTCGCGAATCTCATGGTATGGTGATATAATGTTTTATAAAAAGGTGAGTCTTGTTACTGGTGGATTTGATCCAATTCACAGTGGTCATATATCATATTTCTCTAGGGCAAAAGATTTCTCTGATTTTTTAGTTGTAGGTCTTAACACTGAAGAATGGTTGACTAAAAAGAAAGGTCAATACTTTCAATCTTGGAAAGAAAGGGCAGAAATTATTAGTCATCTAACAATGGTGGATGCTGTTATTACTGTACCTGATGATGATGAAGGATCTGCATGTGGTGCTATTGCTAAATGTTTAGAGATAGCAGACACAGTTGTTTTCTGTAATGGTGGAGATAGAGGATCAGACAATACACCAGAAACTGATAAGTATGGTAAAGATCCACGAGTGCAATTTGAATTTGGTATTGGTGGTGATGATAAGATGAATAGTAGTTCTTGGATACTCAAGGGTTACTTTGACAGACAACGTAAATTATTAGGAATATGATCAAGTCATTTGGTCTATTGATCCTCAGATTATCAATAGGAACAATGCTAATACATCATGGATATGAAAAATTAGCGGACATAGAAAACTTTGCAGATGCATTTGTAAGACCTATTGGATTACCGTTTCCAATATTTTCTTCTTACATAGCAGCTTATTCTGAAATCTATGGTAGTTGGTTATTGATTGTGGGATTGTTTACTAGACTAGGTGCACTTGCTATCATAGGAACCATAACAGTTGCGATCTATCATGCTATTGCAACAGCAGGTTTCAATATCTACCTATTAGAACTTCTTGTGNTATACTTTGGGGGAGCATTNTGTGTTCTCTGTTATGGTGGAGGAGACTTCGCTCTTGATAGATTTCTTAAACGGTTTAGAATTAAATTTCCTAGACCACATTTACCTTTTGAATAATGAATTGTTGGCACTGTGGTACTGAATTGATCTGGGGTGGGGATCATGACCTTGACGATTATGAAGATATGGAGTATGATATAGTCACTAATTTATCATGCCCAAAGTGTGAATCATACGTTGAAGTTTATCATAAAATAGAAAAGTAATTATGGATTTTTTAAAAGACATTGTAAAGGAAATAGGGGATGACTTCACCCAACTCGCAGCAGACATCGACGAAGAAGAAAGATACATCGACACAGGATCATATATCTTTAATGGATTGGTGTCGGGTTCCATTTATGGTGGGGTATCTAGTAATAAGATCACTGCTATCGCTGGTGAAAGCAGTACTGGAAAGACTTTTTTCTCCCTNGCAGTGGTTAAAAACTTCCTTGATAATAATCCTGATGGTTATTGTCTCTATTTTGATACTGAAGCCGCAGTTAATAANGGATTACTTGAGTCTCGTGGAGTTGATTTAACACGCACAGTAGTAGTAAATGTTGTAACAATTGAGGAGTTCCGTACCAAGGCATTAAAGGCGATTGATAAATATCTCCAAATGCCCATAGAAGATCGCAAACCGTGTATGTTTGTGTTAGACTCCTTGGGAATGCTCTCCACTGAAAAAGAAATTAGAGACGCACTGGATGATAAACAAGTGCGTGATATGACCAAATCCCAATTGGTGAAGGGTGCATTTAGAATGTTAACTCTTAAACTCGGTCAAGCGAATGTTCCACTCATTGTCACAAACCATACGTATGATGTCATCGGAGCTTATGTTCCAACTAAAGAAATGGGAGGAGGTAGCGGACTCAAGTACGCAGCGAGTACAATCATTTATCTCGGAAAGAAAAAAGAAAAAGATGGCAAGGAAGTCATCGGAAACATTGTCAAAGCAAAGACTCACAAATCACGTTTAAGTAAAGAGAATAAGCAAGTTGAGATACGTTTATATTATGATGAGCGTGGTCTTGATAAGTACTATGGTCTTCTAGAATTAGGAGAGATAGGAGGATTGTGGAAGAATGTTGCTGGTCGATATGAAATCAATGGTAAGAAGATATATGCTAAACAAATTTATGCAAACCCTGAAGAATACTTTACTCCAGAAGTGATGCAAGCTCTTGACGAGATTGCACAGAAAGAGTATAGTTATGGGTAAGTTTATAAAGGTAATTAAAACTGGAATTGATGTAAGTAAAGTAACCAAACAACTTCGGAAGAATCCTGCTGATTGGAATCATCAGAAGACAGAAGAAGGTGTTCGGTCTTTAGTTGATGAACATGGTTTTGATGATCTTCCTGTAAGTAACCTTCAACTCACCATAGGTGCTGTACAAAAGAAGGAAGACTTTGTAGGAGATTCAGAACTAAATGTCAATACTCCTGCATATAAACGTCATACTGAAATACTTAAACTTATTAAAGAAGAGTTTGGAGATAAAGAAATCTATCGTTGTGGGTTTCTTGCTTTACCAGTCGATGAATATGTAGGAGCACATATTGATGAGGGTACTTACTATAAGACAAAGGATAGATATCATTTATCAATTGTTGGTGAGTATCAATATTTCACAGGATGTGATACTATAATAGTTAAACCAGGAACTCTTTTCTGGTTTGATAATAAGCAACCTCATGGTGCAGTTAATATTGCAGAGGAGACTCGAATTACATTTGTATTTGATGTTGCTCATTCTTCCACTAACCCACAGCATGAAATTGATTGATGAAAACTTGTAAACCTATAGTTCTAGCAAGAATGATAGGTACATATGGAATAATATTAGGATACTTTGTTACACTACATATTAGCACTTATGTTGGTGCTATGTTTAATGTTACATTTGAGTTGATGGCACTACCATTTTATATACAAAATAAAATGTGGGATGTTGTAATAATGTTTGTATTCCTATTGACAATAGGATTTAGTAAAATAGCTATTGGAATTAATTGATGGAGAACGTTGAGTTTCTAATTCTTAGAAACCTCTTACATAATGAAGAATATGTTCGTAAAGTGATTCCTTTTATTAAGGGAGAATACTTTGAGGATATTAAACAGAAAGTTATCTTTGAGGAAATTTCTAAATTTGTTGGTGAATATAATCAACCAGCAACAAAGGAGATTTTATGTATTGAAATAGAAAAGCGTAGTGATATCAATGACAGTTCATTTAAAGATATTACGGATACAGTTGCAGCACTTGAAAATGATCCAGCAGATTTTGATTGGTTGGTAAATACTACAGAGAAATGGTGCAGAGATCGTGCAATTTATTTGGCACTATTAGAATCTATTTCACTTGCAGATGGTAAAGATGAAACACAGAACAGAGATGCCATTCCTACAATATTATCAGATGCTTTATCTGTATCATTTGACACTCATATTGGACACGATTATTTAAATGATTATGAGGAAAGGTATGAGTCGTACCACAGGAAGGAAGATAAGATCGAGTTTGATCTCGAATACTTTAATAAAATTACGAAAGGAGGTCTACCGAATAAGACTCTCAACATTGCTCTTGCTGGCACAGGGGTTGGAAAGTCTTTATTCATGTGCCATGTGGCAAGCTCAACTTTGCTCCAAGGAAAGAACGTCCTCTACATCACTCTCGAAATGGCAGAGGAAAAGATTGCGGAGAGGATTGATGCTAATTTACTTAATGTCGCAATACAAGATATAACAGATCTTCCAAAGCAGATGTATGAGAGTAAGGTTACAAACCTTGCACAGAAAACACAGGGAACATTAATTATTAAAGAGTATCCTACTGCTGCAGCACATAGTGGACACTTCAAAGCATTACTTCAAGAGTTGGCCTTGAAAAAGTCTTTTAGACCCGATATAATATTCATAGATTATTTAAATATTTGTGCTTCATCTAGATACCGTGGTAACTCAACAGTCAACTCATACTCATATATCAAAGCAATCGCAGAAGAATTGCGGGGTCTTGCAGTCGAGACGAACCTTCCGATTGTATCTGCTACTCAAACTACTCGTAGCGGTTACGGTAGTAGTGATGTTGAACTTACTGACACCTCTGAATCTTTTGGACTCCCTGCTACTGCTGACCTTATGTTCGCCCTTATTTCTACAGAAGACTTGGAGGGTTTGAATCAGATATTAGTTAAGCAATTAAAGAATAGATATAATGATCCTACTATCTTTAAGAGATTTGTTGTAGGTATTGATAGAGCAAAGATGAGGTTATATGATTGTGAACAGAGTGCTCAAGAAGATATCATTGACAGTGGACATGAAGAAGAGTATAATTATAAAGAGAATACAAAGAAATCTTTTAGCGACTTTAAATTTGATAAATGAGGTATTATGTCTTGTAAAATAAAAGAGTATGCAGATGAACTGCAAACAACTGCTAGAAATCTAGCAACAGCAGGAAAAGGTATTCTTGCAGTTGATGAATCTACAAACACCTGTGGTAAAAGACTTGCAGATATTGGATTAGAAAACACTGAAGAGAATCGACAGGCATACAGAGGTATGTTATTTACTGCTCCAGAGTTAGGTAGATATATTAGTGGTGCGATTTTATTTGAGGAGACAC